GCGCAGCTTGGTGGCACTTTTGCGGTTTCTAATCGCGAAAGATTTTATGAGGAGAAATCCTCATCTGCGGCGCTCGAAACACGAGCAGCCGTACTGGCGCTGATACTTACCTGTGTGACTGACTACCACACAAGCTCGTATTCGGCTTAGGCGTCGACCGTTCAACCTTGAACGAGCCGACTGATTTAAACCCTCCCAAATCAGGGTGGGTTCCCTTTCCTCTGCGACCCCCGTTGCCGTGTTAATGCGGTCAACAGTTGTTGGGTCAAAGAGCTCCAAATAGGGTGCCGGAGTACTGTAATCAGTAATCCGATCCCTACCTCGCAAAGCACTCCAAAAATACGGTTCATGGCGTTCCTCCGTACGTAGTTCAGGCACGAACCTGAGATACGCAAATCGGTAAACACCATGTCCCACATGCTTTGGATGTGCAACGTGCGCGTCGCGTAAAAACGTGTACGCGTCGAGAGATGGGCACTTTACACCTGCGTCGTCCGGGAAATCTTGAGGAACCAGTTTAATGGATCTGGCTACTCTCTCGACCTCACGCACTAACAAGTGAAGTGTACCAGCAATCTCATGCTCCGACCAGCGCATCAATAAACCATTGATGCATTTGTAGAGCATGGCCTCGTAGGCTTTTGTACCTACAGCAGCCGATCCGTTCCTGGGTTGGAACGGACATACGTCCACCCCGCGGAAATAATCACCTCCGCAGGATTCCCTGAACCCACCGTCACAAAACGTCTTGTCAACGTTGATGACGAAGCCCAGCTGCGGAAAGACAGATAAGACGGCCTCATGAAGCTGATTAGAATAAATCAGATCATCGCCATAAACGCTTATCCGTCCCCATCTAGACCTCGGAAGAATCCGAGCCTGTATGGCAACCAGGAGGGCCAGAAACACTAACGTTTGAAGCGGAAACGTGTACCCAATGCCCATTGTGCAGAAAGTTTGACTTTCCACAAATGTGCCATTAGGCAGCATCACTGTTCCAATCCTGGACTGGTGAAGAATTTCTAACCAGTCTGGTGGAAACAAGCGATTTACAAGAGCAACAGAAATTGAATCTGATGCACTCGACAAGTCAGCAGTAACGTACTGGTTATGTACGCTAGCTAACTTAGCTATCTCTCTATGCTTCTGTTGAAGCTTTGAGATATCATAGCCACGTCGCTTCAGCCTAATCCTGAGCATCTCACCTAGACCATAACTCATGTAAGAGCCAATGGTCGTATTCGGCATAATGCTCCGGAGGCTTTTAAACGTCTTCGGGACTAAAACCAGTTTCAGGCAGCTGGTTTCTTGGTAGATGGCTCCGTTGACAGGAGCACTGTCTAATTGCTTCGCCCAATAATCTTGGACACAAGCAATATCACGCATCTCTGCGTCAAACCAAGAAATTTGCTTGCGGGAGCCGGAAATCGGAAGTTCCCATCGCGCAGCCTCACAGGCTTGGCGAGCAGGAACCCCAACCGACGCCTTCTTCCCAAATCGACAGCGACTCCGATGTTCTTCGTCGGAGTATTCACCTAAAGTTCGGTGAATGAACATTGCAGCATAATCAAGAATCCACTGCGTATTGTCACACAATGAATCCAAGTTAAGACATGCAATGCGACGTTGGGTTTCAGCAAAGCTATCTATAGCCTGCTGAACCAATTCGTCGTCTGTATAGAGATCTTTATGAAATCTATACCGCTTAAACAGACTTGCCATTTGATACGTTGCTTTAAACTGAGCAGCGCTCATAGTTTCGTCTGTCGTCGGAATCCCACCCCTAATCTGGCTAAGATTACAGAGCTTAAGAACCAGCTCGTAATCCCTACAAAAGCCAGGATCGGTAAGTGAGTTTTGGAAATCTCTGACGAGGGTCAATGCCATGTCGTGCATTAACCGGTCTACTGAGTACGTTTGCTTAGTAGCAGGTTTGGACACCATGTCTACCTCCAATGGTTTTCAGGAGTGCTTGTTAACAAAAGCGCCAACACACTAAGACAGTGCGCCAGCAGTCCAGAAGCCATCAACATCAGCATCGATCAGCAATTGCGCCCCGAGCTTATTCAGCTCAAGAACGTCAGAGGCCTCGAGTGATGGATGAACTTCGCGCTCGATCCTGATCGTGTTAAACACGACCTGACCGCTGGTAAGGACCATCGGCTTTGTTAAGCTGATGCTTTTCTTGTCCTTACCATAAACGCCGGTTTTAACGTCAATCGATGGCGGACGGTATTTTACCGTTGCCTGACGACGTGTCTGGTAGTCCGTATCAGCAGGAACTACCAGATGTAAACCGTTCTGGATGCTAACTCCATCATCAGAGAAAGCAAGGGACGTACCACCGGTGGCACTAACTGTGGCACCCGACAGCAAGGTCATTGTTTTCAGACCCATTGAACACCTCCAAGGTGTATTCGATGAACTGAGACCAAGATACGATCAATAACGAATCGCATGACCTGGTTTAAACGCAAATATCTGGTTCATAATCTGACCAGTCATCAGCGCCAGCCCATCGACAGAATGTATTGCAGACAATGGTTTAAGTGTCTGCAACGGTGTGCTCGGCATCAATTGGTTCACGTAACGATCCACACGGCTGTACTTTCGTACAGACCCCGGAAAGGCCACGCTGTAAGTCGTGACAGGCGGATTTGCGACAGTTATACCAGCAGTTACATTATCTGTAACTACGGTAAACTCTGTCACCGTCGTCACCCAGTTGCCGCGAACGACAATCCAGGGATTCGGAGTGACTGCATTTAGCCACCCTGACACGTTTACGAACCAATCAACAACGAAAGAATAGGGGATACACTCCCACACCCCTACTGGCAAGTCATTGGGTCGAACACCCAATAACTTCAGTAGTGAGTCGGCAGTGCTCTGACTAACCAAGTCATAGAATACCCCCGCGCCTACACGCACAGATTTTGTCATCTGCTGCGTGCCTACCACCGTGCTAACGCCCGGTGGGAACGGCTTGCCCGAACTCTGAAGCGTGACCTTCTGGAATTCATTCCAGTCACGATCCACTCCCGAGCGGGAAACAAGGCGACGACCATCACATTTAGCACGTGCAACATGCGCGTACTGGACAATTGTATCAATGTCCATTAGCAATGGTTTCCATCCATACCGATGCTCCAGCCAGGCGTTAGCCGTAGCTTTAGCAATCGATGTGGCAGACTTCCCAAGGTTCTTCTTCCGCGATTTTGCCATGCGGGTTAGAAGTTCGACTGACCCTTGGAACGGACGACGGAGCATGCGGACAGTAGCATCGAGATCCTTTAGGGTCTCTAGCCCAGACATAGATGCTTGGTTCATCTTGGCATATGCATTAACCAAGGCTGTTCCTCGCATATTCTGCACTAACTGTGCAGAGTCTGGTATTGCCGCTGCAGCTTCCAGGTACCCGGCTAAATCTCCGGAAATCTCGCGACTACCCCATACAGGGTGTGGTCCGAGAACTCCGATGCCGGATGACCCAACACGTTCATCGACTTGCAAATTCATTTCACTGAGTACTAACTCCCCGGTTTTACGTCTCGCGTAAAAGTTACCGTGGAGATAGTCAGTGATTGATTTTGCGTTCCCTTGCCACTGACCAGGTTGTACCTGGGAAGTTTGAAGGGAACCATACGAGCCACCCGGATTCTTGTCCCTATAGGCCCAAGGCGGGGTGCTCGTAACTGATGAAGTCGAACGTGTGCGGGAGCTTCCCATATGTCCTCCTTGTTTTCAAGGTGCATTGGAATGCACCTATTTAGACCACTCTCCCCTCTCTTCTCCTGAGTCATCGCATCACAACTTTGGGTCATAACGCCAAAGAAGCGATGGTCATCGCAGGTCAGATGGGGGGAAGAG